CAGTCTAATCAAAGAACGTATTTCCAATATCTCTGCACGGGGGACGTAAATACCTCTCAAATCTCCCGCACGCAGACCTCTGGCGAGTTTTCCGCAATCGACCGCATCGGTCTTTCGCAGTTTCTCTCTACTCATTGTCGGTACATCAGCCGGATTAACCACAATATTGTTAATCCCTAATTCCGTAAGTTTGTGGTGTGTCCAGAACCCACTGAATCCAGCTTCATATACTGAATAATAAGTCGCTCCCGGATAATTGGTCACCAAAAATCTATGTAAAGCTTCCGGCTGTGGATCTTGACTAAACTTCTTCAGAACCGAACTCTCTGAGAGTATCGCCACCGCCCAACTTTTCAAATGAACATCTATACCCACATAGATATTTTGTCCTTTGAAGTCTAATCCTTTACTTTGTCTCATAAGCTATATCATTTAGGTTAAATTGATTAAGTCGAAATTATCCGAAATTAACCATAAAACGGATAGCTTATGCTTCACTCCTCACTCAGATTTCAAACATAGGGATTTTGTAGAAACAATTAAGAATATAACATCAGATGAAGCTAAAATTATAAATTATCTTGCTGTAAATAGCCCAATATCATTAAAAATGCTATTTATTCTACATGAATCATCATCGAAATTCTCTCAAGGATTTGTTGTAGTAAACAACATCCCACTTATTGATATATTATCACTAGAATTTCCTGAAAATATTGGTGTATATATAGATAATCTCACTCATTTTGGAGTTATATCTTCTTTTGAGATGAATCTCCAAAATTCCATGCAAAAGATAACAAAAGATAATCTAATAACATCATATCCTTTTTTAGAAAATAGAATAACAAATTTTCCTAATACGGATGGACTATATACAGCTCATACAAATATATATTGCACGGATTTTGGAGTCAATTTTTTTGCTTCAATTCGATAATGTTATTATAAAACATGTCCTTTACCAGCCCGCAAATGCGGGCTTTTTTTGTATCTGTAAATTCAGATACTTATGCTCGAACACTTACATCGATTGCCTATTGAAGTAGTCCAGGGCTTCCTGGAAAGTAAAGATGCCAAAGCCTCCGGTATAAAGCCGGCACTGGCAGAATACATCCTTCAGATAAACGATGCTTACAATCTCAGTAGGAAGTATCGAAATGTAAGTGAATGTGCCAGGCAGCTCCGGATACAACATCCGGAGCTTAAAACATTGCCGGCTGCAAAAAGCCGGGTATATGATGCCATAGAGTTCTTCAATGCAGACTGTACGGTGACAGCTCCAGCCTGGAACAGTTACTATGCAGATGTAATGAAAAACCTTGCAGACGTTAACCTCACAGCTCAAGACCTGAAAGAAGCCCGGAGATGTTTCGAACGTGCCAGGGAATATGACCTCGCAGCTTCCGCTAACCGGATAGATCCACGACTGATCCAGTTTAAACATCAGCTTGTATCTCCGGACGTTCATCTTCCGCGTATGGGAATCACTCAGATAGGAGTCCTTCGAGCCTGGGAAGAAGCCAAAGCAATTATCAGAAACACAAAAAATGTCTCCCAAAGTGAAATGAAACGGCTCGAGACAGAAGTCGGACGGGAATTGGACACTTTAAAATATACAGATTATGAAGAAGTCGAAGATTAACGAAAGTGTTTTTTCTCAAGAATATTTGTCGGTTGTACAGATTCAGGCAAAATTACTTGATCCTACCTTTTTATTCGGGGAACTTGGACGTGGATCCGGTAAGACCACTCATATACTCGCTCCCAGAGTAGACCGTGTTCAGAACGATATGCCCGGAGCATTAGTTGTCCTGGCAGCAGCAACTTACAAAAGTATTCTCGATAACATCGTACCGGGTATATTGGAATACTTTCTGGAAAAATATCAGCGAGGCGTTTATTTTGAGTTTGGGAAGAAACCTCCCGAACATTTTGGCGTGGCTACACATCAGCATCCCAACTGGAGCCGGAACGAAATAGAAAAAATAACCGACTTCAAGCATACGATTACATTCGTCAATGGTACTGTTATCAAATTTGTATCGTGTGACCGTCCCGAATCGATGCTCGGACTCAATGCCGCTCACCTGTTCATCGACGAGATGATCAGGATCCCGGAAGAAAAGTTCCTGGAAAGGATCATGCCGGCATTACGTGCCGACCGTTCTAAATTCGGACATTCACATTATTACATGGGCATTACAGGTTTCAGCTCCACACCTAATTTCGAGACCGATGAAGATTGGTGGACAAAGAACGAAAAGGATCACAACCAGCCGTTAATGGACTGTATATTGGAAATCGCTTACGAAGCCGATCTTCGAATGGGTAAACTTCTCGTTGCCCGGGCTGAAGCTGATATGGAAGAAGTAAATAAACTCCAACGTTTTGTGGATCGCTGGACTGAACGCTTAAATAAACGCTCGGACGATCCTGAACAATGCGGACTGCGTGTTGACCAGACAGCCTATCTCCGGGCTTCTTCTTTCTCCAACATCAAAATCCTGGGAATGGACTATATCCGGAACCAGAAAAAGACGATAAAGGATCCTGACAAGTTTAACACCTCCATCCTTGCCGTGCGTAAATACAAGGTAAAGGATATGTTCTTCGGGAAATTCAGGAAGCAACATCTGTTCGATGATAGCTATGAGTACAAATATATAGATAGGGTTGCTGTAGGAGAAGAAAGAAAATCTTCCAGCCGTGACCTGAAGCATTGCAATCCTAACCTTCCGCTGGTAGCCGGCTATGATCCCGGACCATTCCAAAGTATTGTATTCGCTCAGGAGGAAAAGCAAAAAAAGATATTCCGGATTATTAAGGATATGCATGTGTTCCATCCCGAACAGCATGAAGATCTTGCAGAAAAAATAGATACATTCTTCAAGCATCATAAAAATAAGGTGATTTACATCTACTATGACCGTGCCGGTAACCAGAAGGATCCGGCATACCGGAAATGGTATCCGCTGACAGGTACGATGAAAGACTCGGATGCTAACTTACTGGCAATAGCCCTAACCAAGAAAAGATGGACAGTACACCTGATGAGTAAAGGTCAGGCAACGATCTACTACAGCCAACACTACAGGCTTTTAAATAAATTGTTTGGGAATCCGGAAGGCAAGCAATACAGCATCCTGATAGACCGTAATGAATGCGAAGCCCTAGTAAGCTCCATTAACCATTCACCATTGAAGAAAGGAACGAAGGAAATAGAGTTGGATAAAAGTAGTGAGAAGTTAGACTTCGAGGATCAGGCGATGTATTCTACACAGATCTCGTCGGCACTTATGTATCTGCTCTGGGGAAAGTTCAACCATTTAGCTCCGGCCTCTGACCGGGCGCAAATCTCGCCTCAAGGTGCAGGAACATACACTAGTAATTAAAAATAAATTAGCCTTGGGAGGGCTTTGTAAAACCCATTTATAAGAAATGAAAACATTAGATGAAAAAGCAGCTGAATATTCAGCCAAACTATGTAACCAAAGTGGAAATTACTCTAAAGGAGAACTTGAAACAGCCTACGTATTGGGTGCTAATGAGAGTAAATACTTGCAATATGGTGAATGTGGTACATTTGGTCAGGCTTTGGAGGAGTTAAAGCAAGGAAGACTTGTTACCAGAAAAGGATGGAACGGAAAAGGGATGTTCATTTTTATGCGACCGGCAGATGAATTGCATGTCGGCTTTGTTGCCAAAGATATCAAGTCTTTACCTCAAGGTGTAAAGGATTATTATCATCAGGATTGTGTAGATGAGAATGGAAAACTGCTTGATCTGGCAAAGGAAGATGTTGTTAAATTCACAGCATACCTTTGCATGAAAGCTGCCGATGGTACTATTGTAAACGGTTGGCTTGCTTCGCAAACAGATATGCTATCCGAAGATTGGATGATATTTAAATAAAAAATAAAAAGCTCCCGATCCTAAGACCGGGAGCTTCAGCTGTCAAGCTAATCGTTAACCATTAAGAATGGAAAGCGACTTTTCTTTAAACTTCTTGGACATATCGTCCAGAGCCTTTGCCAAAGTCTGACGTTCTTCCGGAGTGAATGTGGCCGGCTTACCATGCACCATATTACCATTCAATCGTTGGTATAACCAAGAACGTGATTTACTAAAATATTTTTTTGCAATATACGACATCGATGCCATGTCTGCGATATCCTCCAGATCAATACTCTCTTCAATCTCAGACACACGATTGTCGACAGCCTGTAATGTTGCCATCGCTTCCTCCGGAGTCTGAACTGCGATCATTTCCTGTATTTTCTTCTTGAACTCCTCCTTTGCCTTTGGATCAGTTGCTTTTTTATATTCTGCTCTAAGATCACTTAAACTTAATACTGCCATAATTTTTCAGGGTTATACCCCCTCACTTGGAGGGGGTGTTGTTTAACTTACTGTTTAACTCATTGATTCGATCCAGTATGCTATCGATATACTCCGAAGCTCCCGGGCGATTCATTAATTCCGATTTTGAATTGTAAGCGTCTAAAATCATTTCGAGCATTTCCAATTCTTCCAGAATCTCATCTCTTTCGGTTTGTTCCATCATTTCAATTTTTTTGGTTAATACTACGCTTAGCTTGACAATACAAATATACGTAATTCCTTTATGATAACCAAATGGTTACCGAGGTATTTTAAAAAAAGAGTTAAAAAAAAGAGGAACAAGTTGTAAGAATGAATATAAATTATAGTACATTTGTAATGAAATGGCCCTTAAACTCTTATAGCCTTAACAAAAGGTCTCATCTTTATATAATCGATTAATCTTACTCTTTACTTCATCTAATAAATACACCCTTTATTAACCCAAATAAACTTCTATGTTATGAAAAAAAAAGTATTATTTATTGTTTGTATTTGTAGTTTGATATCATTAAGTATTGGATGCTCAGACGATGATGGTTGGAAAAAAGTCGCTTTTCAAGATTTCATTCTTGATAAAACCTGCCAGTGGACTGAATTTGAAAAGCAAAAAATATATAGGATTGATTCTCAAACTGATTTATTAAACTACATAGAATGTGAAGATAATAAGATACCTCAAATAGATTTTGAGAAATACACTTTGTTAATGGTAAGTTTTGATCTGCCAAATCCCGGTTATAGTATTACTAAGAAATTAACAAGAAACCAAAATAACTATTTGTTTGAAATAAGATACAAAAGTTCGGGTACCACACAACCAGCAGAGGTGATTTTGACCCATGTTGCAGTGCTTATTGAAAAGATAGAAGCAACATCATCAATTGAATTATCAATTTCGAAACAATAACAAGTAATATTATAACAATATGAAAAAAATACAGTTGATAGTAATCCTATTCTTCACTTTTAGCTTGTTTTTGTCAGCACAAACAAATTATTTTTATAATGGGGATGGGAAAAAAATAGTTTTGAAACTACGGAATGATTTATTGTTTTTGGAGAAGAACAATGCAAATTCACAAACTCGGCTTAACCAAAAAGTAGTGCATAATTTTGAAAAGTATATCATTGTAGAAAATATTGATTCTAAATTACAAAAAACAATATCAGATGAAAACCTAATGTTTGAGGCTGAAGATGGAACATTACAAGCATTGTCTAATACCGTTTTGATGAAACCTAGTGAAACTCCCATAAGAATTGTATTGAATAAACTTAATTTAACAAATTCTGTAGTTAAGTTGGATTCCATATATGATATGTACATCATTGAATTCAACACAACTAAAACAATGGATATAGCCAATAAAATATGGGATAGTGGTCTTGTCTCTTTTGCCGAGCCTTCATTTTACAAAATAATCAAATTACAGAACCCCCTTTATTCTTTGCAGTGGGGATTTAGAAATACTGGACAAACAGGAGGTACAATAGGAATAGACGTAAATGTAGAACCAGCTTGGAATTTAACAAGGGGTAATTCTAATATAAAAGTTGCAGTTTTAGATGAAGGAGTCAGACTTGACCATCCTGATCTTCAGGGAAATCTATTATCTGGCTATGATGCGACAGGCAATAATAGTAATGGAGCACCAAATCAATCAGACTATCATGGAACCGCATGTGCAGGTATTATTGCTGCCGTAGATAATAATATAGGGGTTGTAGGAATTGCTCCTAATTGTAAAATGATTCCGGTTCGAATAGCTTATAAAGGTTCAGATGGAAGATCTTGGATAACGCAGGATTCTTGGATAACGCAAGGAATAAATTATGCATGGAACACAGCTAAAGCAGATGTCCTGAGTAATTCATGGGGAGGGGGATCAAATTCAACAGCTATCAACAATACTATACTGAACGCTATGTCTCTAGGAAGAAATGGGCTAGGGGCAGTCGTTATTTTTGCATCGGGAAATGACTCTGCTCCAACAGTTTCTTATCCAGCTTCTTTAACCGACGTAATTGCAGTAGGAGCACTTACTCCTACTGGACTGCGTGCAGATTTTTCTAACTATGGAGATGCATTAGATGTGGTAGCTCCAGGTGCTCATATTCCAACAACGACTATTAATGGCTATACAGAATCTTTTGGCGGGACATCGGCTGCATGCCCCCATGTAGCTGGTATTGCGGCATTAATATTATCTATAAATCCGGAACTGACATCGCGAGAGGTGCGTAATACTATAGAGTCAACATGTAGAAAAGTCGGAGACTATTCTTATTCTGTCAATAAAATGAATGGCACTTGGAATAATGAAATGGGCTTTGGTCTTGTAGATGCTTATGCCGCTGTAAGAAGAGCTCTTGGCTACAAAGAAATTGTCAGTCCCAATGACCTATACCGCAGAAGTAAATTCTGGTTCAAACTCAAGGATGGCTCCAATGCCACATGGAGTTGTACTAACATTCCTGGTATAACAATCAATTCGTCAACAGGTTTATTGAATAACACGAACTTTGATTACACAGGGAACATTACTATAACAGCTGCGACGTCAACCATAGCATATACTAAAGTTATATATATAAGTCCAGAGTATATAGATGGTAAATTCATATTTAATAATACGACAAAGACCTTCTCCGAAATACATTCGGCTTATCCTCTGTATGAAAATGGATTTGATTTGAATGCAGGTTCTACAGCTGTTTCGAATTTGGCAATTGAAATCACTTATCCCGGATTGGCTATTATCGAGGGTAAAACACCTGTTTATAGCTGGGTAAACTATTCAATGACTCCGCGTTTCACAATAGAAAATAATGGTTCCAGAATTAAATTTTCACGTCTTATGGTCGATGAATCTGCCGAGATAGGATTAGAGATCGAAACAGGAAAAGGAACTATATCACAAATGTTTTATCTTAATACAGGACGTTTTTCTCCAATCCTCTATCCATTCAGCTCTTATAGGCTTTCATCACTTGAAGTTAAATTGACAGACAACACTATTACTGTTTCAGAAAGTACAGGACAGGAGATAGGTATATCATATACTAATCTAGCAAATAATAATTCTTATGTATATGAGATATTGGATATATTGGGAACGTATAAAATGCAAAAAGGAAATTTCAAGTTATATATTGGTGGCACTCAAGATATAGATATATCAACCTTACCCAAAGGTTTCTACGCTTTAACTATTTACAAAAACGGAGAAAGAGTTCATTCGGGTAAATTTAAAAAGTAGATAATCGACTATAATATGTTTATTTTCCAGATTAAAATGTATGCAAAAACTTATAACAACATACGTAGACGGAACTAACGTAAAAGAGATAAATCTCTGGTCTCATAAGACTAAACGGGACAAGATCGTAGCCGTATGCCAGGACGACGACTTGGTAACCGTGCTTCAGGTAGATGGAGACTACTCGAAGGTAAGGACCAGCGACGGAAAAGAAGGATGGTGTATGTCCGGCTTCCTGATATGAACCCAGCAAAGAATAAATAATTGAGCAGTCGTACAACGGTTGCTCTTTTTTTTGTAGCTTTGCATTGCGACCAGATAATTCCAAGGCATCCGCTGATCAGGATCATAAAAGAATCCTCATATCAGCGGTTGTCTTTTCGTATCATTCTTTTTTGACGGATGTCTTGGAAGTCTGTGTCGCAGCGGAATTGGCAGCCGCTGTACTTTTGCCATAAACTGAATGATTATGAGCGAAGCAGAGAATCCAGTACCAAAGACCTCTCCGGATCCGATATTCCTTATTACGAAAGCCGGCAAACTGAACTATTCCATCGAGCAGACGGTCTCCATCGTCCGTTCACATCATCCCGCATTAAGTAAAAATACATTGAAAGATCTTCTCTCTGATCCTGAATCAGCCGAATATGAAGCATACTATACCGGGAAAGATGCCGGCATGTTCGATGTAGAGTCCGGGCTTCACGACGCTGCAGCCGGAGGCGATGGCGATGCTCAGAAAGCCCTCCAGAATCTTCGGGCAGAAAGGGCTGTCGGAAAAGCGATAAAGGATAAGTTTTTTCCGGATACAGAATAACCCCGGCGAAAGCCGAGATTATAAATTGAAGCTAATTTTATGATGGGAGGCCCTGCAGTAATGCGGGGCTTTTTTTGTCCTTTAACGCCTTATTCGGTTAGGCTTCTTTTGTGCTATGGAATTGAAAACAATCACCGGACCTGAAGCCATTGACCTGATGCGCAAAACGAAACTTATTCCGGGTGCTACATTTGGAATTAGATTTATAACCTGCGACTTGAATCGTATGGAGTACGGCCATATCCGTGTATATGAAGAATGCCTGGTGCGATCGGCCAGACGAAACGAGGGCCTTGCTGTGGATCCGGATCATTATTTATTTTTCACCGATACATCTACGGACGAACCAAGGCAATGCTTCAAGAAACTCATTCGTGCTGTTTGTTTTCCTCCATCAAATCAATGGCTAACAGTTAAATGGTTCACATGAGTAAAAAGACAAGACAGCCTGTAGGCTATATTAAACCGGATTCATCGACAACGGTTGAGATATATAATGGTAACCGGGGGATAGCCTCCAAGCCCGGAGTTGCTGTTCTTACATTCGAGATCCAGGGTGTTGAAGACCGGGAAGATATCCGTTTTTCGGAATCGCGTTCTACTTATCAACGCTATGTCAATGACCGGCTGGCGCTTAATCTCGGGGGCTATTCTGTTCCCATCTGGGGGCATTACAACCTCTATCCCCAGGAAATATTCTCCATGGTAAGCGAAAACAAACTACTGCCGGAGGTTATCGAGAAACAAGTAAAGTTTATGTTCGGTAAAGGTCCCCGATTGTATCGGGAAATCATCACGGGAGAAGGAGAGAAGCAAAAGAGAGTCCGTATACCGGTAGAAGACCAGCGCATTCAGGACTGGCTTGACAGCTGGGAAGAGATGGGATACCAACATTTGTGGGAGTACCTGAAAAACATTATCACCGACTTTTACCATGTAAAGACCTGTGTATCGAAATACAATTTCAATGTATCCAGGCGAATAAACGGGCCGTTACCGATAGCAGCTCTCACCTATGTCGGATCGGACGAAGCACGGTTGGCAATGAAAGGAGCAAAGCCAAACCGTTCTATCAAAAACGAAGACTGCAAGTATGTCATTGTGGGCGACTGGCTGAACATCACGGCATCGGAATATGATGTATGGCATCGCTTCGATCCCCGGACGCCCCTGAAGTATTCGCCGGCTATTTCCTTTACTCACGATAAAACCTTCACCAAATGGGTATATGCCCTCAATAGCTGCTTTAAGGGTCTGAAGGAATACTTGAAGGCTTCGGAACTCGCTCCTAAATACCTGAATTCCTACCTGAGAAACGCCCTGAATGCGCATATTCACGTACAAATACCGGGAAGCTGGTATGAGCAGCATAAAATTATACTGCAGCAGATCTGCTCCGATAATTTAATGAGAACGGACGTCCCTCTCCAGACGGAGTACCGGGGAGTAAAACTCGTAGGAGATGACGGTAAAGCGTTACCGTTCTACGAAAGCATGATGGACGAACTTATATCCTGTGAACTCCGCCGGATCACATCGCTTATGTCCGGGGAAGGAAAGAACCAAGGTAAGTTATATGCAACGACTAAATGGGGCGAAGAAGGATGGAAGTTCGAAGAATTTCCCGGAAAGTTTAAAGAGTTTTTCGACACAGTACTGAAATACGAAGAATACGCTAACAAAGCTATTCTGACAGGGAAAGGAGTCCCTTCTTCCATCTCAAATGTGGACGGATCCGGAATCATCAGTAAGTCCGGAAGTGAAGCATATTATAATTACCTTCTCTATGTGATGACGCTGACGCTCGATGAATACTTTGTCCTGAAGGACCTGAACCGGGCCATTCACATAAATTTTCCACATGCGAAGAAAGAAGGTATTAAAGCTGGCTTCTGGATAGATATCCCGGCTAAATTACAGGAAACGACTCCCGATGAGCGTCCGGAAAAGACAGCTACAGCCGACCAGGATTAATACAAAAAAATAATAATATGTCTGCAATTATAACCCCATTCAACAAAGAGAACTTCGCCGATGAGATGAAGCCCAAAATATCCGGAGCAGATCTTACGCTCGAATACGAGAATATCGAGAGCTCCGTCTGTAAGGTTGCTGAAGACTGTATCGAGGTACTGTCAGAACCATTGTATGAAGCCATCTGCCAGGATAAAGGCACTACAGACAAAAAGCTGCAAGCCAAGGCGCTGGATTATCTGCAGCGTTCAATGCTACACTTCTGTCTGTACGAACATCTGATATTCTTAATGGCCAGGATAAAAGATGACGGGGTCACTGTGGTCAAAAGCGACACAGAGACAACAGTATATAAATACCTCCAGGATGGGCTGGAAAATAAGTTTATAACCCTCGGATGGTTTTGGATGAATAAGCTGCTGCAACTGATGGACAAGAACGTCAACGAATTTCCATTGTGGAAAGACAGTGAACCCCGGAAGGATCTTGCAGGCACTCCTATTACACGGGATGACTTCTACAGATGGGTGGGTGTTAAAGATGACTACTTTGTTATTGTGGCCCGATGGCTTATCCGGGAAGCCTGGACCGACTGTGTCACCTCCCGGATAAAGGAACCGGAAAAGACAGATGCCATTGCCCGGGCAATGTGTTATGAGGTGATGGGCCGGGCCTGTTCGCGCCTCGCATTCCTCCAGCTTCCGGAACCGGTACGCCTGGACATCAGCAATGAGATGTCGAAAGCCAATAAGGACAAAGAAGAATCCAATGTCCGGAAACGTGTGGCCAATTCATTCACTAATCAGGCCGCTGCATACTGGGCAGCCCTCGAGGTACAGCTGAAGAATGATGAACTAAAGGAAAATCCCCGGAGTAGGCCTATATATACACCTCCGAGAATATCGGAAAATGATCCGTTTGTTTATTAGCCTATGAAAACAATTATATTAAATAAAGGCGCGCTGGAGCTTCCCGAATCGTGGGATGAACTTACTTTCAGACAAAAGATATTCGCTTTTGCCAGGCTGAAGGAGGTCGCTGAAAAGAAAATTTCGCCTCCGATGTTCAGGATCCTGTTGCTGCAACACTTAACCGGCTACAAACCGTCGTCCGGTTTTTACATATGGTTTTTGAAATGGATAATATATTGTATCCGGGTTCCCTTCGTTTTTGTGTTCTATGTGTTTAGGTTAGGTTTAGTCAGATTGCCGGGTTATTGGTCGGTGTGGAAAGATTATCACCGGCCGAAACGAAGGGACCGGGATATAATTAATTACAATCTGTATATGCTTTCCGAACAGCTGGACTTTGCATTCAGTATAGAAGACCATAAGGTGACCTGGAACCGGCACTTCTACCGGAACCCTATCCCGTACATTAAGATTAAGGGGAAGAAATTCACCGGTAGAAAATTCATCCGGGACGTAGCTCCATTCACAAATATAACGACGAAGGAATATTGTGACTGTTGTGAGTTGTACTCAGGATATCATAGTTCACAGGATCCTGAGTATAGAGAGAAATGCATAGATAAGCTGATCTCTATCCTTTATCCGGCTACCGGCGAATACAATGAGAACCTTGTAGGAGATCAGATGGAACTGATAGCATCGATATATCCGGAGATTAAGTTTGGCATTCTTTATTGGTTTGCCGGCATTGTGGAATTCTATACTACACATCCGGTCTATTCTATATTATTTCCGAAAGACTCCAGACAGGAAGATAGTGAAAACAAGATCTCGGTCGGGATGAATGAAACAATCCTGATGATCAAAAAGAAAGGTTATCCATCTATCACTACAGACACAGTGAACGACTTTTTCGATGCTCAGGTAAAAATAATAAAAGACGACCTGGCCGAAGCGATTGCCAAGGGTGCTAAGATAGAAGACCTGGTTAAGATGACAGGACTAAGTATTGATTTAATTAATAGGTTAACATGAATCCGGAGATATTAATCACATTATTCAAGTACTATGCCAAATTCGTACCTAAACCGGTATTGAGGAACATGTTCAGGAAATCAAGCGGACAGATTCCCGGATACAATGAAATAGCCCAGGAGATACTGGATGCTCCGGATACTTATGTTATTCCGGATATCGATGCTTTTATCTTCTCTGCCAATGAAGGATTCCTCTCCAAGAAAATAAAGAATTCCAAAAAAACCGTCCTATATGTGGAATACGGTGCATTCTCCTATAGCCCGAACCAGACGTATGGTGTAAAGGAAAAGCTGGGCCTCCATATTGCGCAACCTTATTCAGCATCAAACAATGATAACCTGAATGAGATGCTGATCATGGACAAAATGTATAAGATATTAACTTCTATTCTCGACCAAATGGAGAAGGACCAGAAATCATATGATTTTTGTGGAAACTCTAAATTAATCGAATTCCCTGCGGAAGTTGTGGCGATAGATCCTCCATTGTTTCACGACCGAACCGGATGGATGGCTATCTTCGACTATTCCACTACAAATATAGTATTATGACATTGCAGGAAAAACAAACAGAATTTATAGAGTTATTCAACTCCCTCGAGTCCTGGACTGATCGCTTCCAGTTCCTGATCGATATAGGTTCCGGTCTGGACGGACTCCCGGAGGTTATGAAATGTACATTAACACAAATAACATCATGTAATTCCCGGACATTCTTCTATCCTTCCGTATTTGACGGCATTGTACATATTCGGGGCTGGAGCAATTCCGCAATAATGTCCGGACTTATTGCTATGCTACAAATGATATTCAATGGATGCCAGGTGGATGAAATATGGGAAGCAAAAATATTAAACACAATCGACTTCCATCTCAGAACCGATCTGATCAATAATTTAACAGAGCAGCGTAAATCCGGGCTCTTGGAAATGATAAACCGTGTGATACGGCTGTAATTCCTTCCTATATTCTCTTTTCGTTTGTCCTTTAGAAGCTCGCTTTGGCGGGCTTCTTTTGTATCATCAGATTATAATCGCTATGTATATTCAAAGTAATACGATGTCTCAGGCCGAATTTATCCGGGCCGTACTGGAAAGAGATGCCAGAAATATATACCGGGCACAGCAGCTCATTGTATCCCAGCGCATCTATCTGGCCGGAAAAGACCTAAAAGCAACCCGGCGAAAGGTAGGAATACAAAAACAGTCCGGAACATTGGAGAACGCCCTCTCGAACCCGGAGTTCTACATGAAATCGGAAGATGAACGATTTGTCCTGGCAGCAAATTACCCTCTTTATATCCGGTTCCTGGACATGAAGCACAAAGGAAACTGGAGAATATTCAACCGGCAGGTGTGGGGTATTCTATATAATAACGCACTCCCTGATATCAAAAATAAATTCGGACAATTCATCAGCGACACTATTGGCGCCGCTCTTCGTGCTGCATTCCAACGATTTAATAAAAAATAGATATGGCTAAATTAAAAGATGATCATATAAAGTGGATACTGGAACTGGATGCCAAAGGTGTTCAATCCGAAATAACGACTTTATCTTCCCTCAGTAAAGAGTTGGAAGCCGATAATAAACGCCTACAGGCTGAATACGCTGCCGCCGCAAAACAGATGAAGGAAACCCGGAAAGAGCTGGAGCGCCTGACAAAAGCCGGCAAAGAAGATTCTGACGAATTTAAAGAGTTAGAGGCCACTCTCGAGTCTGTATCGTCCGATATGACTGACTATAAACGAAAGATGGTCGAGAACACCAAAGCCATTGAACAAAACAGAAAGACTGTAGAAGAAATGGTCAAAACTCTTCGTATCGAAGACATGACTATGGATCAATTGAAAAAACGGGCCAAAGAACTACAAACCCAATTAGATAAAACAGCCGAAGCCACACATCCCGAACAATACAACGCCCTGGATAAAGAACTCAAAGCTGTTAAAAGCCGGATGAGCGAACTCGACTCCGGATCAAAATCCATGTTCTCTGTATTCAAAGGAGGCCTCATGGTCCTGACCGGTAATCTGATGACCAAGGCTATAGATAAAGTAGGAGAATTGATATCTACAGGGTTAGAATGGGTGAAGGTAGGAATGGATATGGCCAAAAGCTCGGAGGGTACAATTGCTTTCTTCAAAGAATTAAGTGATAGCAAAAGGATACTGAAAGAAGTAAAAGAAGCTACGGACGGAACCATCAGCAGCCTCGATATAATGAAAAAAACGATACGGGCCAAGGAGATGGGAATCCCGATCGAAGACATGGCTAATCTGATGAAGTATGCCAGGATACAGGCTCAAAAGTTAGGTAAGGATATGGATTATATGTCAAATTCCATCGTAGACGGTATCGGTCGGAAATCGACGCTGGTACTCGATAACCTTGGTATATCTGCAACCAAAGTACAGGCTGAAGTAAAGAAGTCCGGAGATTTTACTCAAGGCGTTCTGAAGATCGTAAACGAAGAACTGGAAAAACAAGGTACTATTGCTCTGACCGGAGCCGACAAAGCTGCCATAGCTGCAGCGAAATGGGAAGATGCCCAGCTCAAGATCGGACAAAAGGCAAAATGGCTTAGTGAACTCTGGGATAAAGTATCCGGAAATATTGCCGATAAGATATCCGGGCTTATAGGAGATACACGTTCTCTCTCCGAACAGTACAAGGACCAGGTAGAAAAGGTGGCCGACCTGGAAGCAAATTCTGTCACTTTGGCCAAACGCTATGATGAACTAAAATCAAAATCTACCTTAACCAAAGATGAATCTGCCGAACTAAACCGGATTATGAATACATTATCCCAGACAATCCCCGGAGTGGTTACTGAATGGGATAAATATGGAAATATTCTATCCATCAACACTCAGAAAGTATATGATTTTATAGACGCAGAAAAGGCCAAACTTAAATATATGAACCGGGATGCGATCAAGCAGGCTGGAGAAGATATTGAGGGCTATACCGAAAAGTTAGAGAAGGTGAAGGCTAAATATAACAAAGGCTTCTGGGAAGAAACAATTACCAATAGATCGACCGGTGGTGATAGCTATACTATAAAACACATGTATACCCCCGAACAAATGGCACAGTTCGAAAAAGAGATTCTCGAATATGGACAAATGGTAAAAGGTGCCGAAGAAACAGTAAATGAACTAACCGGAAAATCGATAGAGGACCAGATTAATCAGCAAAAAAATCTCATTGCAGCCCGGAGTAAGTTTACTGCAATGAATAAAAAGGAGCTGGATGCCTGGATCAAGGATGAGAAGAATGCTGCGAACGAATATATGCAAATAGCTAAACAGATATATGATCAACGGTTCGGTACGAATCCGGACAAAGAAACTAAGAAGCCAAAAGGAGATCCGGAACTACAACGTCAAAAGAAAGCATTGAATTCTATGCTGGAGACACTGGAGACAAGCCATCAGACAAAGATGGCCGATATCCGCAAAAAATATCTAGATGGCGGAATTAAATCAGAATCTGACTTCAACCGGAAGAAATTCTCCCAGGAACAGGCATATTATATTCTTCAGGAAGAATCTCTCAAACGGCATCTGGACAAAGTTACCAAGACCGAAGTCCGAGAAGATATCCTGAATAAGATTGCCGCAATACAGAACAAACGACTGGAACAGCAAATTAATTACCAGGCCAAACTGGAACAAATTATTCTGAATGCCAACCCGGAAGAAAAAGAGAGGCAAGAGTATGCCAACCGGCTTCGTGACCTTGGCATATTCGGCAAATCACGCCAGGAACTGCAGATGCTGCAGATGTCTGCGGAAACTGAAGAAGAAAAGAACCTCCTGCAGAAAAAGATCGACGCACTTGAGATACTGGAAAAGCAACATCAGGATAATCTTTTCAATATCCGGCAGCAGGCTAAGAACAAAGAAAAGGCCCAGTCAGAGGAAGAATTTGAAAATAGTTTCAAAGCCCGGAAAGATGAAATGCAGCTGGAGCTGAATGACCTGATGGCACAAGCTCAAACGCTGCGAGGTGGGGAGTCTTTTGATGCTGAAATGGCTGTACATATGCAACGGCTTCAAATGATCAATGAAGAAATACAGGCCCGGAAGAATGCCGGTCTTGAAACAAGTAAGCAAATAGCTCAGATAGGCAGAGTCGAGGCCCAGATGACAGCTACAATAAAAAAAGAAAACGATAAGCGGGTATCAGTATACAATCAATATGCTAATACACTTGGTACTGCATTCGGTAATTTCTTTGCCGGCCAGACATCTGCACTCGAAGCATTCGGCGGTGCAGTGGTTGACATACTCTTCGATACACTTGGTAAAATAGTAGAAACAAAAATAATGGAGGCTACTGCCGTAGCTATTGCAGAACAGGCTAAGGCTGCTGCTATTGCAGCTGCATCCCCGGACAGTGTGATGTCATTTGGTGCCACATCGGCCATTCGTATTGCTGCCATTGGAGCAATAATCACCGGTGCATTGGTTGCTGCCAAGACCGCTCTGAAAGGTATGATAAGCAAGAAGAAAGGTAGTTCCTCCGGCTCTTCATCATCAGAAACTACCACTACCAGCAGAAGGGTTGTCTCCGGCTATGCCGATGGCGGATACCATGAAGGTTATACAGGCCCGGGAGATAAGTACGACGTGAAAGGTTACTTTCCCGATGGGGAACCATACCATGCCGGAGAATATATCATCCCTCAGGAAAAACTCAGAATACCCCGGGTTGTGCGGATGGTACGTGAAATAGAATCAATCCCATCATCGGGAGGTAACAAGAATCCATTGCCTGAAGGATTTGCCGATGGCGGGTATCACGAGGATACATCCGGAGAATCGTATCAATCTCCGAACTTCTCGGAATTAAACCTGACCATCAAGGAACTCAATACACTAATTGCTTTTTGGAAAGCCAATGGCGGCATACCGGCAACTATAAATATTTATGACCTGGCCAAGGCTCAGGAACTTGTAGATGATTTTGAAAATTTCGGCAAAAAAGTATAAACGATGGATATAAAACTCAAAAACGGAGAAACACTTGATTTCAAACCGGACTTTAAATTAAGCCTGACTTTGAATAATCCCATGCTGACAGAACAGGGATCGATGTCACTGCCGGTAGTGCTGCCGGAGTCGAACCGCCGTAAGCTGGGTTTTCCCGACAGGCTAGACCATGCCTACAAAATCAAGCAGGTATTCAATGCTATGATCGGAGCAGGTTCTTACCAGAAGCCGGCACTGCTCAGGACAACATCACATAATAAAGGTACAATCGGAGCCTTCTACCTGAATGAGTCGGAAATGTACGCAAAGATGAAAGATGTAGACCTTTCGCAAGCATTCAATATCATTCGCCCGGCCAGTGACTTCCATGTAGCCGGCACATTCGCCGAGCCTCTCGATATGGTGATAAAATATATGGAGCTGGTGATGGTCGATAATATTAAAGAAGACTTTCATCTGTTCCCTGTAGCGACAGATTACTATACGGAAACTGTTCATACCGGATTCGGAGACAAAGAATATACCTTTTACCAGGTACTTAACGAACAGATGTCGGGTCAAAACCGAAATGACAATTTAACCGATATTGATTTGAATGGAGAAGAATACTACATGTTGGCCGGACGTAACGCCCGGCAGTATAATGAAGGTGGTAGCCTTGTGGATGTTCCAAAAGGCTACGGCATCACTCCGTTCCTGAAGCAGTCATATGTTTTGCATCGTATTTTCGAATATTTCGGTTACCGTTTGGAAGAATCTATTTTCGATACTGATCCTGAATTTCAGAAAATGGTCCTTGTCAACAATACCGCCGATGCTATAGTCAGAGGTGAATTGAACTATGCCCAGCTGGTCCCTTCAGGTACAATCAAAGATTATCTCGATTCCGTCCGTACAGACTATGGTTGCGAGTTCTTTATTTCACCCGATCACAAATACGTTGAAGTAAAGTTCTGGAATGATCTTATAAAAAATAAGAAATTCATTCCGCTCGATAGCAAGGCTACAGGCAAAGAAACACCTAACCTTGCCGAACCCAAATTACTAAAGCTGACCGGGAACCGGTCTGTCGAATATACTGATGTGAATTTCGACACGCAGGAAAAGTTTGAAAAAAACTACGGTCAACTCCAATATGCTAAAGATACCATTTACCAGGGGCGTCCTGATTATCCGGCCGGTTATTATCTGATACAGTCTTTAGGTGATATTTACGAACGTTACCCTTATGTAAATGACTCCGGCAATACTGTCCGGGGCTGGCGTTATCATTCCAAATACCTGTTCGATAGCTACGAAGAAAAAACGGACACAGACTATGAAGATAAAGCCAGCAAACGGGATTATATAGCTTCCATCTCTGCATTTGTTCATTATACCGGTACACTTGTAGGCGTTAATATACCGGGCGAATACCACCGGATGCTATTCATCGGCAATCGCCGCCACTTAAATACCTTTGTAAAAAAACTACATACGGACGAAAACGGAAACCAGACAGTCGCGGACGAAAAAGAAGATACCGTCTCATGCCCCATAATGACAGCATTCTACAGAGGCCAGACTTCTCCTGCAGGACGGCCGAGACCGGTAATCTACGGTAATATAATGATGTATGATGACCAGGGCGAACCGTTCGAGGGTGGATTTAACCTTATTTTCGGCGGGGAAAATGGCTTATACAATAAGTTTTGGAAACTCTATGCCGATGTTATCCGGCATTCATTCCTTCAGGTAGAGATCCCTTTGAAATTCGATATCAGAGATATACTTACTTTCAGGTTTGATAATATCTATATATATAAAGGACAGCCGTTGATACCTGAAAAACTGGAGTTTGAGATTGAGAAAGATAATAAGATAAAGGTGATTAGTGCATTATTTCGGACAATACGGCTGTATTTGGATGGGTAATGTTAAAAAATATTGTATCTTGCAGGATATTTTTAACTAAAATGTGGTATGAAAAAGATATTGATATTTATATTGAGTGTCTTCCCTTCTTTAATTTTTTCTCAAAGTAGCCCTTTTACAGATGTTTTTCCTATTGTAAATGGAAAAGTTGTATATTCAGAGGTAATACAAGTTGAAGGAAAAAGCGTCTTGGATCTATATAAAAATGCTAAAATATGGTTAGTCGAGGCCTTCAAATCATCAAAAGATGTGATCCAAAATGATGATAAAGATAACCATATCATAATAGGAAAAGGTTATTTTGAAGGTGTAGGACATAACAAAAATATAGTTAATGCAAAATACTGGTTTACGATAAGAATTGATTGTCGAGAAGGGCGATATAAATACACCATTACTGATTTTATTTATGACTTTGATGTTATTGTAATGGGTACTAAGACACATTTTAATGAGGATTTCAGCAAATGGGGAAATGTAGCTTTTGATACAAAATATAAAGAATTATTAGATAAGAAATATCCGCCTAATAATGAACGTAATGCAAAACAGCAGGAAAAATATGAAAAATATAAGGAGGAATTAGATAATGAGTTAGAAGGAAAATACAAAGAAACAATAGGTCGTTATTCCTTGTTGGACAAACAAATTAAATCTATGATCGAATCCTTGAATATAGCCATGAAACAATCTGAAGATAATTGGTAAATAAAAAGCGAGAAATTCTTGCTTTTCTTTTTCTACCACAAAAGAATAAGAAAGAATATTTTTTTTAAAGCCGTTTAGTCATAGGATTGGACGGCTTTTTTTGTCCTTTACCTTCCCATCATAATGCCTGACTTTTGAATAAAAATCAAAAGTTATGCATCGAATAGTTCTCTTCATTGACAAGTTACTGGAAGCAATATCTTCTTTGCTTAAAGGTTTTTGGGTGTTCCTTATCACCCTGATTACAAACTTTTTCAGCCCGATTCACGATTTCCTGATCGTTGTATTTATTCTTTTTATACTAAACTTCCTGTATGGGCTTATTTCTGATATCGCTGATGGTGGCGAATTCAGTTTCAAAAAAGCCTTCCAGTCCATCTGGTATGTTGTCGGGTTTATGCTCCTATTATTCTTGACTTTCGGCATTGGTAAAAAAATGCACCTTGACGATCAGTCCGTCCTTGATTTTACTTCCTGGATTACATGGGTAGTCATTTACTTCTACGGAACTAATATTCTGCGTAACTGGAAAAATATACAACCTAAAAATCAGGTGATCTCCGTCCTGTATTGGATTGCTTCAGTAAAGTTTGTAGAGAAAATCAAATATCTAAGTGAATATTTTAAAAACAATTCCAATGAAAAAAAGACTACTGATAATCCTTGATCCGGCACACGGAGAAGAAACACCCGGTAAACGTTCCCCCGATGGACGCCATCGCGAATATAAATGGTCCCGCGAACGCCTGAAAGTAATAGAACACTTACTACAGGCGCATGGCTATACTGTTGTCTGGACAAGTGAACTTGAAACAGAACTAGGCCTTACCAAAAGAAAGAATGTCGCAAATGCTTATTCTAAAAGGCATCCCGACCTTATACCGTTGCTTGTTTCACTGCACAACGACGCATCAGGCGTTACTCCCGAATGGAGGCAAGCCCGTGGCGCCAGTGTATGGACGTCCAAAGGCCGTACTACTTCAGATATATTTGCTGACTTCTTTATTCAGCGAATGACAGAATGGATGCCAAATATTAACCGGCGAATCTATTCACCCGCATATTTGGATCGTGACTTTGAAAATGACTTCACCGTCCTGATGGGCGACTACTCGGCCTTACTCATTGAGTGTGGCTTCCAGGACAACAAAGAAGATGTAGCCCTATTGGAAAGCCCCCGGTTCTGCAAACAGGTAGAAGACTGGATCGTAGATTCAATCGAAGATTGCAACAATTATGTAATTGAAAAAATGACAAAATGAAATTCTATGCTTTTATACTTGTTTGCCTTTTATTTGCTCTTACTGCGTGCCGGAGCAATAAGGACCTGCACAAAGTTTCTGAGTCAGTCTCTGAGGCGCAAAGCAGCGCATCCACACATTCAAAAGACAGCACAGCGACCGCCACCAGCACCCGCGACAGTACGTCGAATGTCACCTCCGAAAAACAATATATTCGAACAACCTGGTATCGACCTGACGGAACAATACGAAAAATACAGGAACAAGGGCGGGAGGTTGAGCGAACTGAGCTGGCTGTTCATGATACAGGATCATCTGCTGTTTCCGTAAGCAAACAGAAGGCCGACATCACCCGCAAGATCAACCTGAAGAAGCTAGATACAGAGCAGCTTAAAGCCTTCACCGATTCACGGCCCATCCAGGGCGCCGAATGGATAGCGGTCATAGCCGTAATCATAGTGGCCATCTGCCTGATGGTCATTTATTACTTACCCAAAAAGAAGAAAGAATGAAAAAGGTATTTGCAATCTTATTCTCTGCGCTACTATTTGGCTGTGCAACGAAGAAAGAAGTTTATCTGATTATAATTGGCCAGGATCAGGTATATGTTGAGCCGAAGCGCGAAAAAGAAACAATTTATACAAATCGTTTTGAGAAACAGTTCATTGGAGCTGATAGCGTATTTATGGACAAACTCCGTAAAGCATCGAAAGGAGCGCGCGAGGCTGCCAATAAACAACTAAAGTCGAGATTATGAAAGATATCGTAAGCGCCGAAGACATATCCGGCATGGATATGCTCTTCGAAATTTATAAGTCATTGCCAGGAAATGAATCAGCATCACAATCCGGGTTTCAGGATTTCCTGAGCGTCAATTCTGCCGAAAGAACTGTTTTTCTGGAGACGTATTGCGATTATTTCTTTATGCAGGTAGATCGTACCGCTATTCTTAAAGTCAAACCAAAAGCAGGCCAATGATAACTGATGTTACATATCCCAATAAGCATTGCTTCACCGGAAATCCGATCCTTGTAAAAGTCCAGGCTAATACGACCGATGATATCAACCTGAAGTTAAAGGTTGACACCGAGCCGGAAATAGTATTGACAATCACTCCCTATACACCCGTTTATACACCTTTATCGGAAGGTACATTCGATATCTCCGATATCCTGGATACCTACTTTAAGAAAGTATCCATTACAGAAGGATCGTTAATCACTTTGGCTCACGACTTCAGGATACAATACACCGTAACAGTAGAAGGCTATTCCGGAATCACCTTTGAGGGCTATGCCTACAGAGGCGGTATAAATAATAAAAATTATTCCATGCTCGAATCCTGGGGCTGGGATATGTTCCGTTACAGACTCGATAGCCCCGACCGGAGACAATTCCTGTTTTCTACACGTACAAATTCGAATCAGATAAGGCTCCGGGAAAGAGAACTGTATCCTTTTGTATTCATCCATCCAGGTACTCCCATATCCTTTGTTACATCCAACGGACGGATTATCACTTATCCCGCATTGGTTAAAGGGAATGCCTGCACGATGGATTTTGAGACATTAAGGAATATGTTTGTCAGTCTTTATAACGAACTGCCATCTTTCATTTCGGTACTTATCGATGGCAAATCCTTCTTTAACGTTACCATCACACCGGCTCAGATAGCTGAAGAACATTTGATACTCCGGTTCAAAAATTCACTGGGCGCTTATGAGCAGATCGAGGTAACCGGCGCTGCTGTCAGGACCTCGCAGTTTTCGGAAGAAAACACCTGGCTTAGTCCCCATCGCGACGGTTACTATGAAGAATTACGTGACAGGCTGACCACAAAAGAAGGCGTAACCGTGCAGACCGGTTATAAATCGAAAGACGAACTGGCGTTTATCAAAGACCTTCTCAAAAGTGATGAAATCTATTACATAGATCCGGAAGCGATTTATAACCAAAAAAGCAACAGATGTCACGTCACTACCGAGAAATACGAATATACAAAGCGGAATGTATCCCCTGAATCCATTTCTTTAAAAATCCGCTTTGTCACGGAAGAAACATTCGAATCGCCGGATATAATATTGGATTATACTAAATCCGTATTTGAAAATATCACGGCTCAGGGTAAACCGGAAATAAATGGCGAAGGCTTTATCTATGATGATGACTATATGTTCTATGCAGAATAAAATAAAATAATAATATGGCAAAGAAATTTACAAGTAAGATTGGACTACAACCAATCTATTCTACTAAAGATCCTGATGGGAATCCAGCTACCCTAGGTGAAGCTGGTTGTCAGATAATGCGGGATAATCTTGAGATAATAGAAGAAATCCTTGAAGAAAAAGCCGAAGAAACAGATGCTGATGGAAATAAGGTTGTACGTTCTCCCGACGGCAAGATTCTTTCTTCAGAAAAAGGACAGGATAGGACAAAGGCTCCTGACTTAAAATTGTTTACAGAGGAAATTGACAGTATAAAAACCTTTCTTCCGACAAGTGAATCGGGTGGTGAAAGTGAACCTGTAAATCTAGGTACATGGGTTATGGGGACAGTATCGGCAGGTATAGAATCGGATTCCACAACTAGAATAAGAACCTCGTACGTTGTTATAAAAGGTATTATTGAAATAATATTGAATGCCGGATATGCTTGTTTTTTAATAGAGTATAGAACACTCGATGTATCTGGTTATATAAAAACAACTACCCTTGCAGAAAGCGGAGAAATAGAACTCGATGCAAATACAAAATACATGAGGGTCGTATTAAGGCATACAGATAATAGTACGATCACCGTAACGCAAAACGGTAATATAACTGTAAAAGTAAAGACCAGTGCATATGTCAAAGCTGCATCAGAGCAAAGTGTAACAGAATTAGCAGAGACGACGAGTAAGACGAATGTTCAGCTCGACGAAAAAATAGATGGTATAATACCGTATTTAGCAACTACAGGAGATGGTAAACCGGAAGAAGTAACAGTTGATACAGTGTGGGAATTAGGAGGTATAAATACCGCGAATTCGGAAGAGCAAGATACTAATACCCGGATAAGAACACCATATACCGTAATACCAACCCTCAGAGCAATAACAATTAAAGCAAATACTGGGTATTCGTGTAACTTTATGGAGTTCAGTAGTCAGGGTACAGCAGGATACATTAAGTTTACTAATATAGATGGTCGTATCTCCGAGGCACAAGCAACTATCACACCCACCGCTTCCACTGCTTATTTTCGTATTACTGTTGCAAAGTCTGGAAACGCTGTAATGATTCCGTCTGAGGGGTCTAATATGACAGTTACCTATATGACAGAAGGTGAAGTATTGGCTAAAGCAGCTTCAGAAATAAGCGTGACCGAACTAAAAGAGAATCTTGACACACTAATCAATTCGGACAGATTTAAAAGTAAAATCTATCAATATACAATCGGAACGCTAAAGAAAGAGGCGTTGGACTGGTCGGATAGGTTTACACGCAGGGTGTTGACGCAGGGTAATATCGATAGGTCATTTCCTTACGTTGTATCAAAAGGCGCAAAATTATTACTAATGCACTTTTCACGGGCAGACCATAACGTTAACTCATGGTCGGGTCAAAGAGTTATGAGAACGAGCAGTGATTTCGGCCAGACATTTTCAGACGAAGTTGTGATTCCTGACGGTGTAAACATTACAGGAGGTTATCGAGTTAGGCAGGGAGCAAATCAGGATACAGTATATGCAGCAGAAGTATTTTTAGATAGATCACAGGTTAGCGGGTATTTTGAAAGAGCTAGACCTGTAAAGGGTAAATTTGATGACATCTTTAATTCAGGAGGTCTGTCCGGCATGACAGCGAATGCTTTTCTTGTAATACCTCCAGTTGCCGGAGTAACCCAATCACAACCCAATGTCAGTTCAAAAATATTAGAACACAAAGGTGTGTTATATATGTGCGGGTATGATAACCAGCAAAATGCAACTATAGCTAATAGTCGTTCATTCCTTGTTAAATCAATTGATTACGGTGTAACATGGCAGTATGTTTCGTCTATTAATGTGCCGAATGCCGGGGAATGCTCTATTGTATTTAAAGGAGAGCGATTAATAATGGTTAGTAGATTTGGTTCTTTCGCTAATAACCCCACCAATAATGAATACAACTATATCACCTATTCGGATGATTACGGTATTACATGGACTACCAAGCAAATGAGCGGATATATGGTGCATAACCCGCAATTGTTTATATGGGATGATTCTATTTACCTGATGGGTAGGTTATTTCTTCCTGATAGAAATTGCTTGGGTATTTTAGTAATAAATGATGATTTAGAAGTGATTAATATACTTGTATTAGAACATGATATGAATAGTTCACCCTCTTATCATCAAGACTTTATAATCATCGGTGAATATCTGCGAATATTCTCCCATAAATACACTGATGCTGCAAGAAGTAAGTCGTATATTTTTTCTATTGATCTGCCTTTGGTCGAGTTGAGCAGATTAAAAGAGAAGTTATAGTGAATTAAGAAATTTAGAATCTAGAATTTTTATATAATATTTAAGTGAAAAACCTAATGTTATTGATAAAATAATTATAAATAGCCCCATGATAATAGGCAATAAAAATGAATTTGACAAGAAAGGGAAAATGGTTATTACAAATTTTGAAATATGTTCTCTAAACCCAAAACAAAACATCTGCATTAAAAATACTTCATAAGAACATTTCCCTATATAACAAATGGGCAAAGTAAAACCGTTTTTGAGCTTATTATATATAAATATCAAAACAGAAACGAAAGAAATGGTATAAAAATACATTATCCAATGATATCCGTTCCAACCATTATAGAATATTCTAAAACAACTTAGGAAATTCACACTATCAAAATAGATAAATATGATGCTAATAACGGATAGTATATAGAATATAGGGCGCATTTTGTACTTAAAAAAGTAACAGCCTAAGAACAGCAGAAAAACATATCTAATAACTGAAAGACGATAGAAATATATTGGAATGCTAGAAACTATACAAATAATCTCAAACAAGAGGCTTATAAAAATACCTATTGCAAGGACCTTTAGAGGTGTATATTTTTGTATAACCGAGCAAATAAGAGGTAATATCAACCAAGCTTGAATATAAATATATGGATAATAAGAACCCGGGCCGTAACCTCCTCCTTTAATTATTGATATTATATCTAAATCATTTATGAAAGCGAGTAACAAAATAGATATTATTTGTATAAACACAAACGGCAAGATAATCCTCATTAATAGACGCTTTGTGGATTCGAAATAATAAGACTTCCATTGAAATTTATCAAATTTTCTCATGGAATGAAATCCTTGTATCAAAATGAATATGGGCACTGCTTGCCCAATGTGATAAAGAAAACCAACTTGATAGAGTATATCTTTTGGTATGGCGTGCAATAATAAAACAAACAATATTGCTATCCCTTTTAAAAAATCAAATGTAGGATTATAATTTGTTGTTTGTGTCATATCGTTAAATCAGCTAAACAATTTTTATCATTTCGCAAAATTAACAGAAATAATAGAATAAAAATAGGTTCTTATCTACTCTTTTATAATTGCTTTGATTTTACCACAATATATTGTAATGCTCTTGGATCAGGCGCGTGAGTATAAGTTTCAATTTCATCAGAGTTTAAGCAGATGGCGATATTATTGGTAGATATGACAATAGAATGATGTATGCTTCCTGACTGTTCATGTTAACATATCATACTTTTCTATTCAATCAATTAACTTCATTTTTTATGAACGATGTTTATTTATCTACCAAAAAAATAAAACTCCTAAAAAAATAGAATGTTAAAATTTTGCTCCTATATTTGTTAAATTATCAATTAATTACTGCATGATAATACACTCACAAGTCTTGCTGACAGGCTCATTTTGTCCTGTCAGGATTTACCCATATCTTCAGCCGAGTGTTCCAGTTTGCTTAATGCCGTTTTGTTCAAGCAGAGTTTTTAGTTTACCTATTTCTTGATTCAATTCAGCTATAACAGCGTCTTTATATTTTATCTGCCTATCGTGCTCAGAGCAATACATTACCTTCCCTTCCTTAATTAAATTTGATATTAGCTTTTCTTCGCTAATGTTAACCGTGTTTTCGGAGTCAATTTTTAGCATTGGCCCCTTACCGATAAGGAGCCACTCAGTGTTTATTTGAGGAAATCTATCTACAATAATGCTGATCCATTTACTCTGGATATCACTTTTATTTGTTATAGCCTTTCGTATAAGCCCATTACTTGCACCTATTTTTTGCTCAAACGCTCTCACACTAATACCCAAATATTCAACAAATTGCTCAATACGTTCAATCATAAGTATAATTATTGCGGATTTTTATCTACAAACGTTTTGATGTTTGAGAAAATTATCTATATATTTGCATAGGTTTCAAATTGAAACTCTATAAAAGTATATATTTTTTTTCAAAATATGGATATAATAAAAGTAGAACATGGGGTTAGCGGCAAGCTGCAGAAGCTATTTGGAGTAAGCGCGCCGACTATACGACGGGCGCTCAGGGGAAATCTGGAGGGCCGGCTTTCGGAAGATAAGGCTCTGCGTATCCGAAAAGCCGCATTAGAAAACGGAGGTCAGATATTATATACTGAAAAATAGAATCCATGAAACCGTCTGATTTGGTAAAAGGAAAGCGGTACAGATATACCGCCAACTGCGAAAGCATCGAAATAACATACCTGTACGAAATTATTAACGGGTATCTCTTCGAGCATGATGGCGTAAAAAGGCCTCTCAGTATAATAGAAGTGAAACTGTACATTGAAGATATATAACCTATGGATATATTCACATTGAAGAAGGCGATAATAGAGGCCAGCGACGTATCGGTACTCGGCGTAATGAAGCAGCTATACCCAGCTTTCGATGAAGTAAAATTCGAAGAAGCTGTGCGTATCGCAGGTAGTGAGCGCTGGCTGAAATACCATATCAAAAAAGGCAATATCACCAAAATCAGGCGTGGTACGGCAAAAAATTCACCCATCTTCTACAGCCGTCGTGAAATCGCAGCCGTGAAGATGGCAGAAGCAGAACTGGCAAAATTTAAATAAACCTATGAGTTATATAAACCTCATTAATGACTTCTGGGACCAAAACGAAATACAGATATTCAAACCTGGAGAACAACGCCTGTATTTTTATCTACTAAAGGTATTTAATAAGAGCGGTTGGAAAAGACAGGTAAACAGGACCAATGCCTTTATCCAGGGTGAGTTGGGAATGTCGTACAGTTCCTTAAAAAGAGCGCGGGACGGACTGAAAGAAAGAGGACTGGTCGATTTCAGATCGCAACAGGGGAAAAAGGATGTTACTTATAGTCTGCAGCCACTGCCGGAAGAAAATGTCCCATCCAATGAGACCACTTTTAGAACTGGTAATCAGTCGGGTACCGCGCCACAGCCTACCGGAAGGGGAAGGCAGAGCAACAGAGCCGGAGCCAGGACATCCCGAACTGGCTCCTCCCCTCCTCCTTCCAGATCTCAATCCGGCGCATACGATCCTGATGGGGATCATCCACCGGATGACGGAGTAAGCCGGAACTGGAATGACCTGAAACGAAACCTAAATGAACTGGGCGTTCCACTTAGCGATTATCAGAAGATTGTACAGCTATCGGATTACGGACGTGTGGGACACCCCGTTTGGAAAGCGTTCCACGAAATAAGCAGGAAGAAAGGCACGAGAGGCGCAATCGAAAGGCCGGGACCATGGATACAGTGGTATATAAACCAAGCTCCACCGACGGCTGCCGAACCGGCCCCGTCGCCTCCACCGGAGGTACCTGATATCCCAGCGGATCGCCCACCTGATGACGGTGCAGAGCGCAACTGGAATGAACTAAAAAACCGGCTGAAAGAATTGAGATGTCCTCCGGCTGCAATAAACCAGATAGCAGCATTATCCGGTTACGGAAAAATCGGAAATCCGGTATGGGATGCACTGGAAGAACTCCGGAATAATGGCAATGATGTTATTGCACCTGGTATGTGGATTATTTCTTATATAAGAGAAAACACCTAGCCAGTCAGGTCATATTTAGTAATATATTATCAATACGTATCCGTTCCCGTACTGGGAGCGAATAGTAGAAAGTATACCCATATGCGAACTGTCACATTTATACATAATATTTTTAATATCAATACAATATGAAAACAATTATCAAAACGGCATCCGTAAAAGTGATGCTAAGTTACGACTACTCGCACTTCGAGGCATCGATGTCCCTGGAGAACGAAAGCGGTCTCACCATGGAGGAGATTGACGACGCCCGGAAGAAATGCCAGCGCCTGGCAGATAAGGCAGTCGGTCAATACAAAAAAGCCAAGGAGATGGCCTCGCAGCGTTCACACGGGGAGTACAGGATGAGAAACTTTGAGGACCAATGTAAATACATCCAGTCCAAAGATGAACAGGATCGCACGGTGGAAGAGATCGCCATGCTGAAGCAATACGAGGACGAGAACTGGCAGGCTCAATTTGAATACCCTTACGACTATGACGATGATGACGACTACGGGTTATAACCGAACCGCAAATTTACGGAGTGACAAAAATAAGAGAATTATGGAATTTGAAGAATTTATCCGGAAAATGACTAAGTCAGCTAAAGACAGCAATGTACACATTATGGCCATAGCATCTGATGGGAAAAGGGTAGTATTCACATATCTGGGAGAACCACCTGTGATAACAGAGGCCGTCGCTATTGCCATGGCTGATTCCCCGAATGCCTGGAACACGATCAAGGATGCCGTGGACCTTATCGACAAACAGAGCATGAAAGTCATGGAGATTAATACTGAAGACGAGGCTAACGATTACCTGATCGACATACACCTGAAAAGTAAAAATCTGAACAATGGCGAGGAAGGCCTATGAGAACACATGAGGTACAACTATTCTTTGCCTTGGCCATGTTTGCCGGCATAGCTGCAGCACTCGGATGGTGCTCAAAGGAGGTTGCTTTGCTGATTGTAATCATCCAGCTACTGGTATTGATTGTGACATTGTTATCGCGGATATATACGGCTATTAATAACCACTCCGCAAATTTGCGGTGTGACAAAAAGGAACAAATATGAAAGGAATAAAAGTTATATGGACAGCGGAAATGCTCGAAATATTAAGGCGTGAATTTCCATCTTCATTCAACAGGGATCTGGCGGCAAAATTAGAGGTATCCATGCGGACGCTGATAAGAAAGGCCCGGGAACTTAATCTGGAAAAAGAGGAGTTCTTCTTAGAATCGAGAAGAGCGGAAATAACCGAAATGGCCCGCAAAGCACATCCGCCCCAATCGACAAAAGGGCTGAAAGGCTGGAGCGTACCGGGAGGGGAGAAATTCAGGTTCAAAAAAGGTCATATCCCGGCAATGAAAACAAATCCGGATGTTGCTGCCAAAGTGCGGGATAAACGGAACGCTACTATCCGTCTTGAAAAATTAAGGCTAAAATATGGCCTGAGAACGATGACTAAACTAAATATTAAGAACTATTGGTAACCATACCGCAGAATTGCGGAATGAAAAAAACAATAATAAGAATATGAAAAAGAAACTAATAAAAGCTCTCGTGTCATTTAAGATTAATAACAAATGGTATAAGCAAGACGAAGAATTCATTATTACTCTGTTAAATACCGGATTTAGCGGAGGGTATGAAAGAAGCTCGACTGATGGAGCTGTTTTAGGTGATGTGATACCACAAGCTATAGTAGAATTCGAAGATGGGGCAATAGCCGTTTTCGAAATCGGTACTGAAATAAGTATTCTCAAAAATGCTGGAATATGTTAACCAAACCGCAAATCTGCGGTGTGACAAAAACAAAGAAAAAAATGAAACAAACGGAAAATGAAATCGCCTTGGTATCTATACCCGGAACAAAAGAGAATATCTTCCGTACCAATGACGACGGACTATTCAATGCATCATCACTGGCCAAAGAGTATGGCAAGGATGTATACGGTTATCTCCGTGGCCAGAAGGTGAAAGACTTTGTGCTCGGTGTCAGCATCGAATATGAACTGGATCCGGAACTGGAATTTACGGACAAAGGCAACATCGTGCGTGTGATCTCCGGAGGTACCGCTCCCGGCACATGGATGCACCTGGATATCTTTATCAAGTTCCTGGGCTGGCTGGATCCGAAACTCGAGCGAGACTTTCTGAAGGGCGCCTTCGCTGCGAACAGGAAGCCGGACGATCCGCTCCAACGACAACTGGCCGAAACGGAAGCTAGGATAAAAACACTCCGGAAGAAACTCTCACGCAATTCCCTCTATAAAGACCTTCTCCGCAAAGAGAAGGAAGCGCAGCAGCTGCAGAAGGAGATCGACAAAGGCCAGAAATCCTGGCGGCAGAATATGCTGAAAAAAGTAAAAAAAGCATTAGATAACCCACACCGCAGAATTGCGGAATGATAAAAAAGGAAAAACAATGACACTAAAAGAAGCACAAAAAAAATGGGATGATGCAATCCAGATGAAGGTAACCCATAAAGCTAATTCCGTATCGGCGGAAGAATTAACTAAAATGGCATCAGGTTCCTGGAATGTACCGATAAAAGTATTATTTGTCAAAATGGGAGTAACCTCCAGCCGGCTAATATATTCCCGCCAGGCAGCCAAAGAAGAAAAACGGCAGTTATCTATGGTTCCCGGGATCAAAGTTATTATGACAGGTGCAGAAGCGGAAATAGAGAACCTTAAGGATAAAGTTTTCGAAGTTACAGCAGGACCGCAAATGATGTGCGGCGATTTGGTCGTATGGCTGGACGGATATTCGGGAGCATATTGTTGTGAATATTTAAAAATTGCAGAACCTAAACATGAAAAAGATCATTAACCGCCTTAAATCTTTCCGGGGCGTATCGTTTTGCCCGTTCAGTCTGAACCTGAATACATTCAACGGTTTCAGTATTTCCATCCTGAAATTCGGTTGGGATTACATGGGTAAAATTTGCATGATCGGCAATACCTGGAGTCTGCTCCATATCGGCTTTCACAACAGCATCGATGATTCCTTTATCTTTTGTATAAATATATTCGGCTGCCGTTGGAAAGTATTCCTGAAACCCAGGATTGTACATGTATGTCCGAATTGCAAATCTAAAATGAACAAATCGACTCCTATCGATGGAGAAGTGCTCTGTGATGAATGTAGCGCATGGATTCCCCTAGAGGAAATTATAGTAACTAAACTTTATAAAGAATAAATCAATTTAAAAATCATGGAAGAAAAAGAATTTACAGGAATTAATATTCCAAGTGACATTACCGATCCTGAGGTAATAGAATACTTCAGACTCATAAATGAAGTTTTTAAAAAGGCTTTTGATAAAAAGCTGCCCATTTTATTATTAGCAGAACTTGATTCAAGCAACGGCATTACTTCAGCTATGGGTTGCCCTCACTGTATTTCCAAATGTATTACTCGTTTTCTGGATTCATACCCAAAAGCTATGGATATTATGATGAATGGTCTGGTCGAGCATATGATAAATAAATATAAGGAATCGAACCCATTGTCTGTAATCGAACAACTAGTCAGAGATGCCAAAAAGAACACTGCAGCAGGTAATTGACGCCGCTAAAGCCGGCGAAGCCGTATCTCCGGAGGAATGCCGGGAAGCTATGCTGGCTTTGCATTCGATGTATACAAAATCACATATGGAGCTCGAAATTATTGCCGATGCAATGATTGATCCCGAAGGCTTATATTATACAGCAAATATGGTTCTCGGTAGTGGCGAACTATTAAGACAGAAACGGGATGTGTACATGAACAGAACGCCGGCAATCTACCTAAAGGAAATGGATATCCGGCAACAGAAAATAACAACGTTTTACGAAAATTTACAGCCATGAAAAAGCCTGATTTATCCTTTAATCACTACTTCCCGTTCTATACCCGGAAGATTACAGGGGTGAAGAAATATTATTATTGCGTTGAAACGGTCATGCATATTTCTGCAGAATTCGGTATACTTATCTCCATCGGTTATAAGCAAAAGAATATGGATAGTATTTGCATAATGCGGATAACTGATAGAACCAATCTGTTCGATATCGCGATAAACGCTATCCATATATCATATACTGACTTTGCCGAAGATGTGAAAACGGCCTACCGGTATATTTCTGCGGCTCTCAGAACCTTATCACCGGAGCCAGCTTACCGTGAAACATTGATGTTATCCACTTACTTTAAATTCAATCCTGTTTTAAAACTGGAAGTTAATCATTGGCACGGGGAAATAAAACTGTCATACGGCAGCTTCGAATATAAGATAATGGATGGGAAAAAGGTTGAAAATAATGAGCCTGTCGATGACGGTTCGGAGGAATATACCCTGCTGAAAAGAGTTTCTGCAGCTGTACGTGTAATCGAAAGCCATCGGACATACCAGGAGATCGCGTCTGACTATTTCGAAAAGCAGCTGGATGACGAATGGGATTGTTACGCCGGATATTTCGCGGCGCCGAAGTGTATACGAAAAAATGAGTACAGGGTATGATTAAAATGGAATTGGATAAAGAGGATTTGATATGCCTTGTTAATGGAGTTGATCTTGGCTATGTTATACCTCCTTTAGCCCGAAAGTGCGGAACATGGACCGGCGGGTTTGTCGATGAATGGAACTGGGATAAAGATAAGCTCAGGAAACTTACTGAAGAACAACTATTGGAAGTATATAACGAATGTAAAAATTTAAAGAAATAATGGAAAAAATTAAATGCATCACGTTCGACCCGGAAGCTCAGGATGCTCTTCCGGAAGAAGTAAAAGCCAGAATGAAGGCCGACCGGGAAAAGGCTATGGCCGAGAGGGATAAAAACCGTATTGAAATCGGTAAATATACTATTACATATAACCGCAAAAACATACCAAAGTTTGTACAACGATTGACGGACAGGGCCATGTCTATGATCGCCGGAGGCGACAGCCTGGAAGAAGTGGATCTGGCACTACGTTCCCATCTGAAGGAAATAGAATACCATGGCAGTATCTATATCAGCTACATGGGAATATGCGAATGGAACGACAGGGAGTCCCTGTATATCCGGAACAGCTCGGGTGATTATACACTAGTGTCGATAAGACCGATAAAGGAAGACCAGGAATGATAAATAACCAAACCGCAGATTTGCGGTGTGAATATGAAAAGGTATGAAAGGCAAAAAATTATATACTGGAGATGTACCTTGCCCTGGATGTGGAAGATCAACAAAGGAGTGCCGGAGACATTATAGGGAATCCATTTGTTTCGATTGTGAAAACGACCTTAGGAAGTATGCTGAAATAAAACGCCGGACAAAAGAACAAAAAGACACCTATGCTGAATTCTCAGTCAAAAACAGCGAATTCGTATATCTTAGCCTTGATCCCGATTATGCAAATTTAATCAGTGCATTAAGATTCTTATTTGAACTTCTTGATACACCTGGTCCGGAAATCGTTAATAGTAATCCAATGGTTAAAGTAGAGCATGGAAAATACTGGAATGCCTCATTTGCCATAATGAGAAGGGTTAATGGCTATGGAGGCTCAACGCAGCATCCCTTTGTTATCCGCGAAGATATTGCCCTGGCATTAGACGCCCTATTGACATGTATAGAAGAATATTCAAAAAAAACATATCAAGCCGGCAAAAAAGATGGAGCTAACCTTCTAAAAAGATTAGGTACTCAGGAGATTACAACGTTTGAGTTTTTGGAAGAAATAAAAAAAAGGTAAAAGGTATTATTATCAAATTTAAATAAACCAAAGAATATGGAAAAAATAACTACCTACGGACCATTCGACCTGACACACGGCAAATGCAAATGCTGCGGGGAGACCTCCTTCGAGATCGTGATCGGGGAGGATATGTGTGCTGACTGCGTACAGATGATCGAATTCGAGGAAATGTGTATGAAAATGATGGAAGGAGGAAAATATGAAATATGAAAAGCCTAAATACCTGGCAGGCAATACAAACACCACACCGCAAAATTGCGGAATGAGTACAAATACACTAAAATCCAACCAACCGACGCCTGTAACATTTACCAAGGTAACGCCCAGACAAGAGAAGTCCTGTGTCTATAATCCAAAGCGCCGGACACAGGAAGAGATCGAGAGCGATATCGCTGCAGTAGAAGCCCGGATAGCCAAGGGCATAGACATCGGTCCGGAATGGAACCAGTTAATAAACCGGTACAACAGCCTGCAGGTAGAATATGATAGAGTATCGGCGGCCAACAATGAGGACTCGGACAGAAAGAAGTATTTGAAAAAGCAACGGGAAAGGACCAGGTTAAGGTAATGCTGAAAAATGGAATTATTATGGAAAAAACAGGTGTTGAATTAATTGCGGAAGAGAGGGAACGGCAAATCGAGATCGAAGGATGGACGGCAGAGCATGATGCAGAATATGTTTGTGGAGAGTTAACAGACGCAGCCGTATGTTATGCCATACGTGGATATTGGAGAACCAGGTATGATAGCTTTTTTAAAATTGTATGGCCTTGGGATCCTAAATGGTGGAAACCTTCGCAAGACGATAGAATAAGAGAACTCGCAAAGGCAGGAGCACTAATTGCTGCTGAAATTGACAGATTGCAAAATAGTATATAATCACCAAAATAATATACCATGAGTACAAACCACACACCGCAAAATTGCGGAATGGATATGGAGAAGGAGCCTGAAGCCGGAATATGCAAAGTTTGCGGCTGTATCGATGATCACGCCTGCTATGATCCGGACTACGGTCCATGCTGGTGGACGGATGAAACATATACTCTTTGCTCACATTGTGCCGGCCCAGAAGATCCCGACAGTCTGGCAGCATTACGATTAATAGAAAAAGAAGAAGATGTCTGGTAAACTTTATTAAAATATGAAGAAATTTAATACAGAAATAACAATTGATGCCACGGCTGCCGAACTGCAGCAGATTGGCATCACCATACCTGATTATTGCGGACAGGCCATGCGCGCCTGGGACTTTAATACGATGACTCCTAACGGGCCATGCGCCAAGGTATATCCGTATTATAGTGAAAATGATTACTTCGAAATCCCTATGCGCTATGTCCGGTTTGTCGACCTTACTATCGAAGAAGCGAGCTTTATTTATCCGGATGCCGTGGAAGCAAATATAACGATGATCTCCGGCCTGAGTGTTGAGAACCATATCCACCGCCTGGAGCGAACACACCTTCTATCAGGCCATTCAAAAACAGTTTGCCACGAAGTATTCGGCTTTCAGCTCCGGGCGATCCTGTCACAACAGGCGCACCGGTACCGGCTGATTGAAAACTTTGTCCAGGAACTTCAGGCTATGAATCTTCAACCTGTATGTGAAAACGAAGGCATCAGGCTGGAATACATTTTTAACGACAGTCTTCAGCCATGGGCCAGCAAACTACTGAATACATACATCGGATTTTGGCGGAGCATAGCGATCAAGGTGGACCATGACCGGCAGACCCGTATTGCCCGGTATTATATCAAGTATCAGCTGATCACCGGCAAGGACCTGACGGATGACGAGCTAATAAGGGCGGTGGAGTATGTGCAAAAGAGGATATAAGGGGCAAACCGAAAATTTGCGGAATGAGGAATAGCGAGTATTTGGATAATAAACAACCAGAAGACGATTTAATATCGGAACTGATGATAGATGATGACGGTAGGCCATACAGAATTGTAGATGGTAAAAAAATCTTTCAGATAGAGGAAAACACACAGCACGATATTGATTTAAATTTAATCCTAAACAGATATAGGATTACAGGAAGATAATAAGTTTTCTCAAGCAATTATGATCTCCCGACTTAACCAGTCGGGAGTTTTTTTATAGTACAATCAAAAATTTATATCATATGAACTTCGTTCATAAAAAACGATGTTTTATGAACGAAGTTTAAACCATAAAAAAGACATATCTGAATAATCTCTGCGCGATGTTTTCCGACGGGGATGAATGAAGTTTGAACGAAGTTTTTTAATAAAGCTGAACGAAGTTTGAGCGATATTTTGTATAAAAAACATCACTCAAAAAGAACGAAGTAAGGATAAGTCAATAATTTTTTAAAATTGATAATATAATATATTATATTTGCAGAAATAAAAAATATATCTAAATATGAAAGTATTTGTTTTCATACAGCAACGTCCATTAAAGGTTAGCACATACACATCTCTTACCGCGCTCTATGAAGCTAACAAATCAATTCTCAGCATCTCAAAATCCACACTGGACAAATGGCAATTCGATTCTTATAACTATGTCAGTAGCCGCTACATAATTGCAAAAACAGAATCACAATCAACCGGGAGTGTACGTAATATCCGGACTTAAATAAAATACTTCGCTTTTTTTGAACGAAGCCAGCAGTAATAATCACATCAGGTATTTATCCAACCGAGCAAAGCAAAATTAAAGGGCTATTTCCGCTCTTTTACACATCATCCGAACAACTCTACCGAACCTGACATGTAAATCAACAGAGCAAGCCGGAAACGGGCAAAAACGCAACACTTATACAAAGTCATTATCCCACTAAATATTTCTTTCAAAAATAATCTAAAAAATAATACCCCCCATCTCTCCTCTTTCGACTTGAAAAGGAGGATAGAGGAGGTATGTCTTAGTCTTATTCTATATAATAATGTGTAAAAACCATAACCTAAACCTTGTGTACAACCAAAAGGTCATCCCCAATATAAATTATAACATCGATTATTTTGAACGAAGTTTAAAAAAGCAATTTATCTTGAAAATACCAGCTATTTTCCAGCGTATTATAATGCTTGAAAACTTACAGTTTTAAGTAAAGTGAACGAAGTTGTACGGGTAAATTATAACTTTAATCAAGGGATGCCGAGTTAACCAGCCGACATAGTTAGGCTAGGGTATACTTGGTATTATTTAAAACCATATTTGACAATATAATAGCATATATTATCAAAAATAATTATTATAAATAATACTGATGATTCTGAGAATTATCTTCAAAGTTAAACTTCGTTTTTTTTGAACGAAGTTACTGAACGAAGTTTTAAAGTCTACACATCGATTTCACAATCAACGCAATTAACACGTAATCAGTATTATTACGAAATTTATTAATTCACCATTATTTTATAATGACGGAAGTTGTTGAATGAAGTTGAACGAAGTTTTTCAACCGAATTAGGTGACGTCTGAACGAAGTTTAATTATCAATCAAAAAACTCCCAGTTGAACTGTGCCAGTACTTTTACATTAGCATTCCATATCACTGACCAATCACGGTCGATGTATATATCTGTTACCTTCATATCTTTATCCGGTGCATGGTTCAATCCCTCATGTACTGTATATTTATCGATGCCTACAGCTGATGAACGAGCAATGGTCGCCCAGGAATGCCGGGCCGCATAAAACTCCAGATCATCGACACCGATCTGTTTGCCTATTCTTTTCAGGCCTCTATTGATTGCTGCATTGAAAATCATATGATTTGTGTAATGTCTGTAGAAGCGGAATAGTTTTTTATCATCGTTATATTTATTGATCAACTTTGTAATACAATCCTCGATTCTCACCCGCATCTCTGCCCCGTCATCGCGACGCCCCTCTGTTTTCTCTCGGTTATAAGTTATTATATTTTTTTTAGGTAATCCGCAATAAAACATATCAGCGCTATTCATTCCTATCAAGGCAAAAGAAAGTAAAAAGCAATCCTTTGCCAGATTGAATCGGTTTGTCCTACCGCCTATTATTTCCTTTTCATATGGAAGATCTATTATCTGCTGTATCAATGTAACCGGTAAGGCCCGCTTACGTGTTTTCGGTTGTGATTTTAACTTATAATTTTTGAAAGGTGAAAATGGAATATTTATTAAGCCTCGATCTTCGTCATTATATTCTTCCTTTGCTTTATTATGTATCGCACGCACACAAGCTAGGTATTTAGATACAGCCCGGCCTCCTTTAGCCTCCAGATCCTTCTTGGTTTTCTTCCTATTATTTCCGCGCTGCGAAGGTTCTGTAGCAATAAACTGTTCGAATTCCCGAAGGAAGTTTGTATTTATTTCGGATATATCCAGACTGTCTCGTTTTATAAACCTTAATAGAGCAGATAACATATTCAGGTAAGTATCACCTGTACCCTTTTTCATTTTTGCTGCTTTTTCTTTTGTATACTGTATAAAGTCCAGATAAAACTTATCGCCACCCTGAAGATGTTTTTTTATTTTAGCGACTAGTTCATCTATAGGTATGTCGAACAATTCAAACCCCAGATTATTACAAGCTTCACGACACTTCTTTATGAGGTCATCACATTTTTCTACTATATTTACATTTTTAATTTTTAAACTCCGGGTGAGATCGTCATCAGTTATATACAGATTCGTAGATATCCGACGTACCTCGCGGTTATGGGTAACACGTATTCTTATATTGTATGTTCCGTCTGCTCGTTTATTTTGAACTTCTGCTTTAAATGTAGCCAT